CAATATCCGCCAAAATGGTCTTGTCCTCGAAACACAATTCTTAGCCTACCTCTACCAAACAAACCAACATGAACTGGCAATATGGGTCAAGGAAAATGTCAAGTTCCCATCGTGTATGGTAGATAGAATTACACCCAGAACAACCGAGTTTTTGAAAGAAGAAATTGAAGAAATGTTTCCAGGTTATGGTAATAATCCTGTCCAAACTGAAGAGTATTCCCAATGGGTCATTGAAGATAACTTTGCATCCACATTCCCAGACCTATCCCTAGTTGGTGCCACATTGACTTCAAATCTCGAACCCTATGAAGAAACAAAAATACGTATTCTCAATGGGGGACACACCTCTCTCGCGTATCTCGGAGCCCTCGCGGGATACTCCACATTTGATCAAGTTATGGCGAATTCAGTGCACCGAGAACATTTTAGAAAACTTCAAACGGAAGAAATTGTTCCATCCATAGAAAGTGAAGTCCCCTTCGATCTATACGAATACATGGAACAGGTTGAAGAAAGAATTTCAAGTGAATCCAATGGTGATAGCTTGGATCGAATCTGTATGGATGGATTCACAAAGTTTCACACTTTCGTCGTTCCATCCCTGCGTCAATGCTTGGAACAGGGGAAGAGACCAATTCACACATATAAAAGTATCGCAGCGTGGTACATATATGCGAGAAGGTTTGGTAGGGGGTGTACGAAGATAAAGTATAGCGAACCCAATTGGATCCTCCTAGAACCACTCCTCAGAGATAATCGGGTCGACGACTTTGTCTCAAACGAGAGATTGTGGGGGGACATTCCAAAAAAATACATTACATTTACAAGAGATCTAAAATCTATTCTACTCTCCCAAACGTACGAAAAAGAAATTGACCTCCTTGGTTAGCGATAGTCAGCGTTGGCATCGACGAGGGACATTATTTTGGAAAGAGACATTTTCAAAATGATATAAAAATTACAAATCTATCTTCTACTTAGGTTTCCTTTGACTCTACAGCTTCAGGGAGTGGGGGTAGAAAGTAAGATGAAACAAACAATACACCCAATCCCGCCACAGATGGATAATAAACCGCCGTTGCCACAATAGTAACTGTAAGAAGTAGGAAAAATATATATAAACCCCATGGGTGTACATCAAATTCCTCATACAATTTCTCGTTTCTGAGTTCAAGACGCAAGTTCTCATCTTGAAGTTGTTTCACAGTGTTTTCGAGTTCGATCACACGCTTTTTCAGTTGAGAATGTACTCCAATTCTGGGGACATTAAACATCGTCAACGGAGTAGAGAACATTTTTCGAGATATATTTATATTATTGTAACCCAACTTAGGTGTGATTTGATAAAATACTTCGAAATGAACGCTTCGCGAGGGAACCCCAGTGTATAAGCCACGATAAGTCTTGGTATCCTATACACTCTGAGAACTCTCTGTAAGCCGTGTGAGCTTTTTGGATTGCTCCAGTCAATTCACGCTCCGACCGTTCCGCCTCCAAAACCTCTCTCGCAAGAAACTTCTCGTAGATTTCCTTTTCATTTTCAACCTCGAAGACCTTTGCACGAAGTTCTGAAATTGTGTAGTCTTCCAAAGTCACACCGTGGGCAGTGGCAATTTCTACCAATGCATCCACCTTGAGAGCAGGTGTCACTTCAGTTCGCTTACTTATGTTTTTGTAGTGGTTACTCACATTGTCATAGTAACACATAGTCATAATCCAGTGATAACATTTATCTATACAATTCCGATCTATAACAATTTCCTGCTCCGAAAAATCCGGTGTAACACACAACGTATCTTTGGGACCATGGAGATGCTTCATTATATTACACATCTTAAGATATTCTCCTTCGGGGATGGAAGAAGAATTTTCATCGATGAGGCTCATAAGTTCTTGAACAGACATTCTTACATTTTACATTACAATGTCGCACTTAGGTTTGATGCAACTAAACGAATTGTTTCTACATGTTCTTCGCCCCTCTCAATCAAACGATTTGCCGCTTCACCCGGAAGACATCCCCGTTCTATCATTATATCTTGGATCAATAACTCTGCAGCCCTCATAACCGAATGCCCCTCATCCATTAAACTTTCCATAGTTGCCTCATCAATACTGTATGGTTGTGAATAGAAATCTAAGGGTGCACCGGATAATGCATCGTTAGTCGTCGGTAAACTCGTATCGTACCCCAAATAAATACTGGGTTCATATCTTAGGCGTCTGGGCTCATTTACAAGATCGTGGATGGCTTTCATAGAGTTACACATCTCTATGTAGTCCCCTTCTGGGATGGTACCGACGTTCTTGTCTACAAGTTCCATGAGTTTACGGAGTTGCTCCATTTTTTTATATTTTATATTTTATTCATTTGACTTAGGTTGAATGTTGAAGTTGAAGACAATTTTGCCTTTGACTGAATCAATCTAAAATTGTCAAATAAAAATTTTGTATCATATTCTCTATACATTGAAGTTCTCACCTCGTCAGTCAAGTCAACCAATTCATCTAGAATTCTACGATCTCGACCATTTATCGATAAGAATGATATCAACCTTTTACACTTCTTATATAGAACATTTAACTGCTGATTACGAACAATTTTATCATCCATGGGAAATTCAAGACCTATCTTTTCATTACACTCATTTATGCTTTCAACTAGTTGGTACTCTTGTTTCCGAACAAATTTCTGGGTAAAGAAACCGAACATGTTCTTGAATATTTCGGACATTTTTTTGGTGCGGGTGGTGGAGTTTTCAATTTTGGGGGTGAAATAACTTCCCGCCAAATCAAACGTTGAACGTCTGGACAAAGTGGTGCAGTAGCCTGGCAAAAAGCCACTGCAAATTCGTCAGTATAGAGTGGAATGTAGTCCATTAATCGGTATGACTTTCGTTGTCACTTTCCTGAAGACTTAGGTTTCGTTCGAGCCTTTGTTTCTCAAGTTGGACATCGAGGTAAATACGATAGGGTGCATCCCATACAGCAGACTTTACCCATTTGTAAATATTCGTAAGGTACTGTGGACCCATGTCCACGGTGGTGTTGGCAATTGCCTGAAACAACATTATACTATAGAATGTCACTTCTTTTTTATACTCTTAAACATCTTTATATATTCTGGAACCATCCAAAGAGTAAGCACCCCTGCAAGAGACATAAACGAATGAAATGGGGTCATATACAATGAAAATATAATATTTTTTTATATCAGTATACTTTAGAATGTCCATCGAAGACATACCTAAAAAAGTTCAGTACGTAATAATTGATTCGAACTTTGTAAATGGTACAAATAATACATTTTCCCTCGACCTGACTTTAGAATCAAACACCCACATAGAAGATATGAGTAGGGTTCTCGGAATCAAGATGGTCGACTTTTACATCACACAAGTGGGGGATACAGCTGGAACTGGTACAGATGTAGCAAAGTTTGTTGACATCGTGTGCCCAGAAGTTCCTAAAGTCGCACAGATTCTCGATGAAAGACATGGTCAACTCTTAGCGAGGGTACCCCTCGAAAGACATTTCACGGGGAGCAATGGATTTCTCGTAAGAGACAAACAATGGAAAAGTTTTAATCGTAAAACAAATTATTTCAATCCCATATCAATCAAAAAGTTGAACTTTAAAATATATGAACATCAAGATGATAATGATTATAAGACACTCCAACCAGATGCCAAGTGGTACATGGTTCTGGAAATTACCACAGTCAATGTCAAAGAGAAACCCAGAGATAGAGAACTTCAAATACTCATGGCTCTCGAAAAACTTACCAAAAAGATAGACTCTCTCAATCAGAATGTTCAAAAATTACCCGATAAACCACCCGAAGAGAATCCAAAAAAATATTCATTTGGAGTTTTAATGATCATTCTGGTATCCATGTTGGGTGGGTTCATGTGGTGGGTAAATAAAAGCTCCCCTACTTAAACCACTGTACATGGGAGCTATGCCACCTAAAGTTCGTCATAGGAAAACTCCCCATAGAGCTCCTCTAATATATGTAAAATGTCCCGCACATCTTTGAGTGATGACTCTGTTGAACGTAAATTCCATTGTGTCAACATCTTGAGTTTCTTTTGCGCCATCTTGTGCTTTCTAACCTCTTCCTGAAGTTCGCTTATTTTCAACGTATCTTTTTCAGATTTACGCTGAAGACTTTCGAGGGTCGTTGCACTTCGACGTTTTACGGGTCTGGTTATACCCCGAGAACGTCTAGGACCCTCTGTCGTGTTGTAAATATGAATAAGTGTAGTCATATATATATTTTATAGTGTATATTCTTTATTAAGCTTGGGGGGTAGAGGCCACCTTCTTCTTGGGGGCAGTCTTCTTGGGGGTGGGGGTGGTGGTAGTGGTGACCTTTGCCACACACTTGCACTCACCCGCTGGACCCGCTGGACCCGCTGGACCCGCTGGACCCGCTGGACCCACTGGACCCGCTGGACCGACAGATCCCTCACCAGCTGGACCACCACACTGATCAATAATCTTCACAAGTAGTTCATACAACCGTGTTTTGTCAAGGCGGGTGCGTTTGATTTCATCGTCGATCTCTTTGCGTAGAGCGTCCATTGTTATATATATAAAAGAAAGATTATCTTTATACTAAATGATTGTGATCGGACCACCACTCAATACTGGTATTGGAAATCATGCTATAAAATACACCAAGCTATTTACACCTCATTCTACTTATTATATTATAGGTTCTACTATACCCGAAACAGATAATGCCCTCATATTTTTACTCCCACTCCAAAACCAAATGGAGTATGTTCAATATGTAAAAAAGCGTGTAAAAAATCTGGCCTGTATGACCGTATGTGAAACTGAAACAGTTCACGAGGACTATGGTCTCATCATGAAAGAGTTTAAGAAGGTCGCAGTCCCGAGTGAGTTCTGTAAAAAGGTTCTCTCGTGCCAGTTTCCTGGCAATGATTTCTATGTCATTCACGCACACATCCCCAAACCCCGTGAGAAACCATACACTTTCTACCACATCGGAAATATCATGGACCCCCGAAAAAAGTTCAGAGATATTCTCCAAGCTTTTGTGCGATTGAATGAACCCAATACCAGACTCCTTGTAAAGGCGACGTGTAACCAAAATATAGACATTCAACTACCACGAGTTGAAGTTATAAATGATGTAATCCCCGATGAAGAAATGGATAAGATACATGATCGGTCAGATTGTTATGTTGGATTTTCCCATTCCGAAGGTGTTGGTATGGGTGCAGTTGAAGCCGCACTCCGTGACAAACCTGTCATCATAACAAACTATGGGGGTGCACCGGAGTATGTAAAGACACCTTACACTATCGATTGTGAACTTCAGGAGTTGGAGAAGGATGATTTCCTCTTCAAAAAAGGTATGGTTTGGGGTAAACCAAACTTTGACCAACTCTTGGAATTCATGAGACACGCGTATGACAACCGCATTCGCCACATGGATCACACACACACTAAGAAACTCGTTGGGAGGGAAAATGTATTACAGGAGTTCTTCCTGAATGTAATTGGTACCCAAAGTAATGAGACCAATGAGAATGGTACCACTCATAAGTGAATCCTTTTGGGCAATGATGGTCATCACAAGATCATCAATTGCTTTGATACCAGTGGGCTTTGTAATTAGGCGAGGAATGACAATACTTATTACGATGTAAAGAGCCATCGATATTATTACAGGTCTAAGACTTTCTTGGTCTAACATCATCTTTCTATTAGTCAACGATTTTAATTTGAGACACATCAACCTTTGCCCCAATCGTGGTATTCTTGACACTATGTTTCCTACAATAGTCGCCACATACCGCCTTAAAAGAACACGGCTTCCCAGTCATAGTCGTCGCACAACAAATCTTCTTAGATGTCCTCTGTTCATTCACGAGTTCCGGGGGTTTTTCTAAAACTATGATCTTTCGAGTATCTTTTTTCTGTTGATGTTTCAAGTATCGCATTTTCATCTTCCACGTCGCATCCGCGAGATGATAACATCTGTCGTCTGGCTCACTAAGACGGTACATAGTCACCGCATTCGTGAGACATTCTTCCCAAAGAGTATCGCGAACAACTTCCATTTTTAGAGATACTTTTTACTTTCCATCTACTGACTTAGGTTGTCAAGCTTCACCCCCTATTTCAGCCAAATATATGTCAACATTACCTGCAAATTCCGGACAAGATTCAGTGGTCTTTTTAGTCACCATGTCTTGAACATTCATCACATGCTCCTTAAACTTTTTGACATTTATACCAGTGGCATTATGAATCTGGGACTCTGATGCAATGTCTTTCAAAGCATAGAGGTAGGCTGCAGCATAGTTGGCATGAAGCACGGCGATCACTGGGGACTTATCCTGTTGTGCAGCTGTAGCATATCGAGCCGACTGTCTGACCAACTTCTCTATGGATTGTTTCATCCCCCTAGACTTATTCTGCATAACCAAAATCAAAATGAAGATTGCCACTATGAAGTATGTATACATCTTTCCTATTCTATCTAAAGAAATTTTTATATGAAACTTAAAAGAATAAATAATTATTCATGTAATGAATGTCGTTGTGGGAACCACTATAATTTTAGCCGCCACTCTTATTATGTATAAACTATTAACTCCAGTGACGAAGCCCACTAAGAAGAAGGAACCTGTCAAGAAGAAGGAACCTGTCAAGAAGAAGGAGCCCGTCGAGAAGAAGGAGCCCGTCAAGAAAGTCAATCCCTATTTTGCCTTCTGTAAGGAGAAACGTCCCGAGATTGTCACCGCTAACCCAGAACTCAATTTCCGTGAGATTACCAAGAAACTCAGTGAAGAGTATAGGAAACTATCCGACGTAGAAAAGGACGAGTACAGGATTGCTTTTACGTTTTCGAAACCTAAGTGAATCGATTTCGTGTGGAAAGTATATCATCATGTCTGATCGCAACCGCAATGACGACTCTATGAACTTATCCTCGTTCTTCACTGAATTGATGCGGGAAGATCAAATGTGGGGGAACCATCCCATTCTTCAGCGTCAACCCGACACCTGGACGAGTGAGCAAGAGACATTTTTTATCGATTCTCTCTACCTGGATTTCGTTGTGAACCCTATAACAGTATCTAGACGAGGAAACTCATTTCGAATTCTCGAGGGAGGTCACAGGGTGTATACAATAAAAAAGTTCATGTCTAACGAGCTAAAATACAATGGTCTGTATTTGAGTGAGATGTCGAAGTCTGACCAAGATCATTTTAATTACCGGAAGGTCCGGTATACTGTCTATACAGGTCTGACCGACCTGGATGAGGAGCAATTTATTCTCCGCGTGAATATGGGCCTTCCGATCAAGTCCGGGGAATTTGTGAATATGATGCCTTCAATCGAGCTCTGTGAACTCTCACGCACCCTTGGTGAACGTCACATCGACAGTCTTCTTGCGTTTACCAAGATGGCTGGTGCCGAAAATAAACGAGGAGACGCGTCTATGTCGATGTACATGATCCTCACAAATTTCATTAAAAAAAGACTTTTCCACACCGAGAGCATTTCTAGTGTGCTGCAACTCCGCGTACATGCCGAAAAATTTAGGGGTGTTAAACTTGATGTTAACAGTTTGTCGGAAGATGTTGATAAATTTATCGAGTGTTTTAATCAACTGCTACCAACGAACAAAAGCAACACGAAAACTCCTTTTATTAAGTGGCCTGCATACATTGTCTGGACTGTGCAGCTTATAATGATAAGGTATCCATCCATGCCTGGTGAAACCATCTACCGGTTTATGAATGTCGTTCATGGTCGCGGGAACTCCGAGACCAAACGATTATGGACTGCATGTGTCCCTAAAAACAATCCGGGGAAAGAAAAACATTGTGTAGAGAGATGCGCTGTGTTCGAGAGATGGTATTTAAGCAAGCAGTGAGACGAAGAGTGAAACCTAAGTTAGAGTTTTGATTTGTAATAAGTATAATAAAATGACTACCCCTCCCGAATCTTATATCACTGAACTGAAAAAATTGCCCACCCGTTTCGATGTTAAAAACTTTAAACCAATGAACCTGGAAATGGAGGACCCATTCACAGAAGACGAGTATTGGCATGTGAAAGTACAAAAACGCTATAACGAATGTTATGATACAGATTTTAAACAATACATTGATGAATATGAAAATTGGAAGGACATTAGTGAAGTAAAAAAGGATACTGAAAATCCATACAAGCAATTTAAAGCATGGGAAGGGGTTATTATAAAGGGAGGTTCCCCAGTTTCATTCAAGTTTATTCATCACTCCACTACTGATGGTGATGTGGACCTCGAGGTGGACGAAGACGAAGATGTAGACTGTTTGACGGAGTTTCTCTGTGACAAGCTCATCTGGGAAAATGATAGTGGGGATGAATCAGTGGAGGTCCAGATGTTTCCTCCTCCTCGCCGAGAATGAAAACCTAAGTTAGAGTTTTGAATTGTAATAAGTATATCTAAATGGAGAGCGTCCAAAAGCTCACCCACATCGAGCACATTCTCAAGAGACCTGATTCCTATGTCGGTCCAGTTGAACTTGGCACGGAACACTACTGGGTTCTCCAAGGTGATGCATTCACCAAGAAGAATCTCACGTATTCCCCAGCTCTCTTGAAAATCTTTGATGAAATCCTCGTCAATGCGATCGACCGCAACTCCCTCCACCCCAAGGGTGTAACCTCTATCTCCGTCTCTATCGACAGGGATCAAGGCTCTGTTACGATCGAGAACAACGGACCCCTTGGTGGTATCGGTGTCCGAATGCATGAGAAGGAGGGTCTATGGAACCCTGAACTCACCTTCGGTCACCTCCTCACGAGCACCAACTACGATGACAACCAAAAGCGTGTCGTTGGTGGTCGCAACGGCTATGGTGCCAAGTTGACTAACATTTACTCCTCGGAGTTCTCTGTGATCATCAAGGACCACGAAGTGAAGCAGACCTACACACAGGGGTGGTCCAACAACATGACAACCTGTCACCAACCCAAGATCAAGAAGCATACGGGTGCCACGTCATCTGTGTCCATCACCTTTACCCCAGATTGGAAGAGGTTTGGAATGTCCAAGATGGACGATTCAATCTACCAAATTTTCCAAAAGAGGGTTTGGGATGCAAACATATGCACGACCCCAAACTGTAAGGTCAAGTTCAATGGAGATGTCCTTCCAAAGACATCCTTCGAAGCCTACGCAAAGATGCACGAGGGTGTTGAGAATGTGTGCTCCGTCGTATCTGACAGGTGGTCCGTGTGTATCGGTCCAGCTGAGAATGGTATGGAACAGGTATCCTTTGTCAATGGTATCTGCACGACTAAGGGTGGTAACCATGTAGACCACGTGGCATCCCTAGTGGCCAGTGGAATTATCGAAGACATGGCGAAGAAGATCAAATTGAAGCCCCAGCAAGTGAAGAACACGTTCAACATCTTCGTCAAGGCGACCCTCGAGAACCCAACGTTCTCGAGTCAGGTCAAGTCTGAATGCACCTCAAAGTCCCAAGACTTTGGCTCGAAGTTTGATCCCCCGAAGAACTTCATCAAGAATGCCCTAAAGACTGGGATTCAAGATGAACTCCTGGCACTCTCGAAGTTTAAGGAGATGAAGGAACTCAAAAAGTCTGACGGTGCCCGGAAGTCCAAGATCACGGGGATCCCCAAATTGGACGACGCGAACAAGGCTGGCACTGCGCAGTCTGGGAAGTGTACTCTCATCGTGACAGAGGGTGATTCAGCGAAGACCTTGGCGGTCGCGGGTCTCTCTGTGGTTGGAAGGGACCATTATGGGGTCTTCCCCCTCCGTGGGAAGTGTAAGAATGTGAGGGATGTCTCTGTGGCTCAACTCTCATCGAACCAGGAGTTCAACGATCTCAAGAAGATTTTGGGTCTCCAACAGGGTAAGGACTACAAGGATGTGTCCGAACTCCGCTATGGGAGGCTCATGATCATGACTGATGCAGACAATGATGGGTCCCATATCAAGGGTCTCATCCTAAACATGATCCACTACTTCTGGCCGAGCCTCCTCAAGTTGGGATTTGTCGTTTCTATGGTGACCCCAATCATCAAGGCCACCAAGGGTTCAGAGACTATGTCTTTTTACACTGATTCAGCTTTCCGAAACTGGTATGGATCTGGAAAGGCTGGGTGGAAAATCAAGTACTACAAGGGTCTGGGTACCTCAACATCCGTGGAAGCGAGGGAATACTTCAAGAAGATTCAGGATCTCACAGTCAAGTTTGACATGGATGTGATGACTGACACGTCGATCGTTCTTGCGTTTGACAAGAAGATGGCTGATTCACGGAAGACCTGGCTCCTAGACAGCACAGCCAAGGAGGCTTCGGAACTTGAGGTTCCCTATGGGAATGTGAAGCAACTTGACATCACAGACTTTGTTCACAAGGATCTGGTGAACTTCAGTCTCGCAGACCTGAAGCGATCAATCGCTCACGTGGCCGATGGTCTCAAACCCTCTCAGCGGAAGGTTATGTATTCCTGTTTCCAGAAGAACCTCAAGGATGAGATGAAAGTGGCACAATTGGCAGCCTATGTGGCTGAAAAGAGTGCCTACCACCACGGTGAAGTCTCCCTCGCAGATACAATCGTCAAGCTGGCAAACGACTACACTGGATCCAACAACATCAACCTCCTCGAACCATGTGGTCAGTTCGGAACCAGGTTGATGGGTGGGAAGGATGCATCCCAGACGAGGTACATCTTCACAAAGTTGACCAAAGAGGCCCGGAAACTCTTCGATCCCAAGGATGATGCAGTTCTCAACTACCTTGACGATGATGGACGCCCCATCGAACCAGACTTTTACATGCCCACCTTACCTATGGTTCTGGTGAATGGTACAGAGGGTATCGGTACGGGTTTCAGTTGCTATGTACCTCCATTCAATCCCGAAGATATCAAGGAGAATATCAAGAGAACTTTGGATGGTGAAGACCTCATCGAAATGAAGCCGTGGTTCAGGGGCTTCAAGGGACGAGTCTACAAGGATGACGCCGGTCTCTGGATCACAGAGGGTATTTACAGGGACACCGGTTCCAGACTCAAAGTCACCGAGCTTCCACCCGGGAGGTGGACCCAAGACTACAAGGAGTACCTGGACACACTCGTGGAAAAGAAGATGATCAACAGTTACACGAACAACAGCACCACGGAGGATGTGGATTTTGAGATTTTTGGCTACACTGGGAAGGACTTGGTGAAAGACCTCAAGATGAAGAAGACATTCCACACATCGAACATGCACCTCTTCCACCCAACTCGGGGCATCCACAAGTATGCGAATGCTGAAGAGATTCTCCGGGACTTTGTGGAACTCCGATTGGAACACTACAAAAAGCGAAAGGCACACCTTGTAGATGTGTTACAGAAGAGGGCTGTGATGTGTGGTCACCGCGCCAAGTTTGTCTCCATGGTCATAGAGGGGGACCTGGTGGTCTTCAAGAAGAAGAAAAAGGACCTCGAGGCCGAAATGTCCCAGACATTCCCGAAAATTGAGGGAAATTACGACTATCTCCTCAACATCAAGACGGTGCAGTACACTGAGGAGTCTGTAGCCTCTCTTCTAAAGGAGGTGAAAGAGGCAAATGAAGAATTGGAACGTATTATGAAGATGAGTCACCTCACAATGTGGAAAATGGATATTAAAAATATATAAACAATAGTAAGCATGGGTGAAGCCGCTAAGATTTCCCTGAAAGCTATCGGAAAGCAGGATACCTACCTACTTTCTAAAGACCCAGAGGAATCTTTCTTTAATTATGAAGAACCCAAAAGACCTTCAGAATTTCGAAAGTATCACCGAGTTCGGAATGTCGTCAACCCGGGTCAGGTGCTCAGATGGCCATTTGGACAAACCATAAAAGTTGAGTTTAATCCAACCAATATGGGGGACCTCTTGAGTAACATGTGGCTGAGTGTGACTATGCCGGGTATCACAAATGGCAACTATGCGGACCAACTTGGAAGACACCTACTCAAAAGTATAACAATGCGGGTGGATGACTTGGAGGTTGAAAAGATTCACGATGATTGGGGAATCATATATGATGAATTGTATTTAGAAATGTCTGAAAAAGTAGCAAATAGATTTCTTGTTAATAGAAATTTGGGTTATGATAGTTCACCACAGAATCCCAGTGTTGCCCAATACAGTTCAAAACTCATGATACCCCTCCACTTTTTCTTTTCAAGAAAGTTTGTCAGTGATGAATACTCCTCAAACAAACCCAATAGACCTTACTTCCCAGTATGTGCCATCCATCGACAAAAAATTATATTTGAACTCGAATTCCATAAACAAACATTCTTCACAGAAACATCGGATGATATCGAGCTCCAATCATTCAATCTCATATCCGAGGAAATTACAGTCAGTCCAGAAGAAAGAAACTACCTAACGAGTGTGAAACAAATCTTTACAACGGATCTCGTATTAAAACATCCAACCACCGAGAGTGAACTTAACAAGACTACGATAAGAAACAATCTGGTTCCGAATATTCCCGTAAAATGTATTCACTGGTTTATGAGGAATACAGATTTCGAGAATGAAAATGTTGCAGTTGGCAATCCACTCAACGTTGAGACCTACAATTTCCAAAACCGTTTCAACTTTTCCTCGAATGTAAACTACGATCAACTCACAACATTTTATTACCCCATTATGGATAGTGCAAGTTTCTACATCAATGGAAATAAATTACCCAACGTTTCAAATACAAATCATAATTACTACAAGTATCTGATACCAAGTAAAAATAGATTGGCGAGACCATATAGAAATATCTACACGTATAGCTTCTCGATGAATCCGATTAATGTGGAACCATCGGGGAACTTGGACTTTAGTCAAATACAGTCAGATAAAACAAATATAGAGGTGAACTTAAATACATCACCGGGCTCTTTAGTAGATGTATCTACAAAAATATATTCCTTACATATGTACTACACGGGATATCAGACATTCGCATTTGAAGGTGGATTCATGTCAACTGCTTATTAAATAGGGAGGAACGATTATCACTGATGTAATCGATGATGTTATTCTTGATGCACCATTTGATGAAATTTAACTGAGCCAAAGTTGTTTGAATTTCATGAGATGTTTCTGGAATTACATAGGAAAACTTCTTCGACCGACAGAAGGGATCAAATAGTTTTTTACTGTATCCATCCAGGCTGGATTTATACGCACAGTGGACGGTGAAGAACTTTCCATCTTTGGTTGTGTAGGAGGTGTTATTTTTTTTCGAGTAGTTTGTAATGAACCATTCCAAGTTTCGAAGTGATATACCACTCGTCTTGTCAAGTATGTGAAGTAATTTAGTTTTATTCGTCTCGTTGGTATAAAATGTGTTTATTGATGTTAGCAGAATATCAGACTTACTCATTACAAATAATACTACTCAAATCTATAAGCCCCAAAGAAAACTTATTACGGCAATTCGGACAGTTTTTATCATACTGACCTGGGTGCATGTGAAGTTTATCAGAACTCACTGCAGCGCGTCGCCTAACCCTCTTCGACTGCTCTATGTGATGTTTACAGTATCCGTCATGAATACCCATAAACCCACACCTACTACCATTGGACTTTGTGCCCATACAGATCATGATTGACTCGGTGCGGGGTGCATATTGTAAAAGCCCCTCGATTGGTTTATTATATTTTCTCGACACCGTATTTACGAATTTATCGAGCATGGTATTGTAGTGCCGTGAAAAATCATCTTCTATCAATTCGATGAGCTGCTCGTTTAGATATCCGGGCTTTAAACCCCTACCCATCGTATCTGGACACACCACGGGGACATCTGCGAGAAGTGTGTCGCGATGTAGCCCGTGATGAATCACCAAGGTGTGTATGAACTCGTCAAACATATCTTTTATACGAGAGTTTCTGTGTTTCACAATCTGCTCATTGAAATCATCAATCAGCTTCATCCTTTGTAATAGATTGCTCGTAGTTTTTAAATATATCTTCAATACTCACATCCTTCTTTAACCTCGCCTCCTTGATTCTACCCCGCAAATCCACCAGTTTACCAGTCTCTTCGAGACCCAAACGCTTACATTCCTCCACGAGTTGCTCCTTCTTCATCGTACTCAACGCGGGTTCCCTCTTCTTCTTTGGTGGCTTGTGTTGATCTATAATCTCACCGAATATTTCACGCTTTGGGTTATCGAAGAGGGGATCCAAAAGGTCGCAGACGGGATTCAAAAACTTATTTTCAAAGTAGTAATGATAGTCAACGGGAATGTTATTCTCCTCCACATACTGTGGATCCTCAGACTTTTGGAATGCTTTAGCCTTGGGATCCCCAGTCTTGGTGAGTAAATAGGGAACGCGATCCCCAGATTGCGGCTCCGAACCAGGTTTACGTTCCCGCATCTTCACAACCACCTGAACGTGAGCTTGGTTTATATCGACACTTTCAGAGCTGTTGATGGATACCGATTTCCCATCAACTTTGTACGCGTCTGATAGACCTTGGCTCAGAACAAGTTTGTGATTTGGAACATCACCAGATAGAAGTTCCACCGCTCTCTCCCTCGCCAACTCCAGAGGGGGCTTGGGGTCGCTCGAGGTGAGAACGACGTCCAACAACTCCTTACAGACCTCGCGGACGTGGGGTGTGTTGTCGCGGCGGACAACCTGGAGACCCTTAATGTCAATGTAGTCCATGTGCATTTGGTCATCCTTCCCCTTTGTCCACAACTTGGCGGCGTATCGCTTTTTAGAGTACAAAAAGTAAGGCCAGTATACCTTTTCAAGCTCCAAGTTGTTCGGCTTTTTGAAGAGGGCACTACACTCCTCTGCAGCGCGCTCCCCAACCTCCCAACTGTATTCAACAGCCTCCACCCCCTTTCTATCACCAACATCGAACTCAACCATGACTGAATCCGTGTCACCATACCTCACCTTTGCGCCCGGGAAGTTCTTTTCGACATAGGTCTTCGTCTCTTCAATCATCAATCGGCCCTTGCACGTCGTCGTAGAGGCAATCGGGACACACGGGAGAATACCCTTCCCAGCCCCGGTGAAACCGTAGACCGAGTTCATAGAAATCTTGTAAGCCAACTGTTTACCGTTATAAACCTCCTTCATTGAACCAGTCGCGGCAGCCATATCCCTCTTGGCCTTTTTACGGAATTGTTTGAGCTCGAGAAGAATTGCCGGTAAGAGACTCGGTACATCTTGGGCAAACTTGTACGTTCGGTTGCCAATCTCGAAGGTTTCGTAGGTGATTCCGGGAATGGCACCATATCTCTTCTCGTCCATGACGTACGATGAATAACACAGGTTGTGCGCCATCATGATAGAGGGGTACAGAGCTTCAAAATCAAGAGCTGTAATCGGTGTATAGTACGCACCCTTCTGTGCATCGAGGACAGTTGCACCCTCGTAGGGTTCCTCGGGAATGGCACCATACCGAATCGTTGGAACCATGAAACCCAGTTCTCGCGCCTTCTTCGTCAACTGACTGAAAACCTTAATCTGCTGACCCCTCTCAACGAGGAAACATAGAGGTACCCACGTAGCCTTGGCCATCTCCAAAAGGTTTAGAAGGATACACATCTTCTTCATCAATTTGTGGGGGAGTAGAGTATCCTTGATACAATACTCTGCAACTTCACCCAACTTGGTGGGATCACCCTCCTTGTATCGAGCGAACATCTCCTTTGGGGACATGTCAATTTTTTGGTCGCCCAGGTACAGCTTTGAAACATTATTGAGACTATACGAGTCCAACTTGTACCCCTTCTTCACCTCATGGAACATATCAAATACAAAACGCCCAGACATTGGAAGAAGTTTTAAAAGATTGTCTCCAAGAGCACTCGAACTCAACTTTTTAATCAGTAATTCACATCGATGCTCCTTAAGCTTACCAAGCTGGAAAAAATCCGAGTTGCAACCAGTTATATAAGCCCTCTTGTAAATGTATTCCAAATCGAAACCAAAGATGTTCCAACCCGTGAGAATATCCACATCCCTCTCATTTATGTATTTGTGGAAGGCCTCCAACATCTCCCTCTCTGTGTCAAAACTCACAGTGTTCACCCCCTCCGTTTTTTTGTAGCATAGACACGTTTTCTCATAAGGTTCATCACTCCCAAATCTACACAAAGAAATGGCAATCTGAAAACACGCATCTCCATGAACGTCCGCATCAGGAAACTTACCTGTAGAACTATTACACTCGATGTCAAAGGACGCCACCACAAAGGGTGCAATATCATCTCTCTCGATAGGTCTCAGAGAAGTCCAGTCGTTGCAGAAGAGATCGATGTTGACTTTGGCAAGATGAGAACGGACACACTTATCACCACTATCCAACCACCCAGTAGACTGAATTCCAGTTCTGTGCATGAGGCGGAGAACGGGATCCAAATTGGATTCGTAGACTTTAGCCTTGAAATAGCCCATAGAAAGTCCAAGGGGACGCTTGAGAAAGGAATCCACACGGCGCCTCGTTTGGAGATTGATAAAGTCCAACTTCATAAACTTAAACTCCTCATTGTTTTGAAATCCCCAGACATCCTTAGATTTCATGAGAGAGTATCCAACCAGAGACTCAGGACATTTTTTATCGATGACGTTGTAAATTTCTTGAACAGCTTGGGATGAAGTATTCATTTGGAGTTTAATAAAAAAATAGGGTGTGAAGGATGTTGTCACACATACAGATTTACCATCCTCCGTTTTACCAAAAATACTGATTAAATGTTCCTCATCTGTATCACGAGCTTCCCAAGTCAGTGCTTGGAATACCACCATGTGTTTACAATGCCCCAGATTTTTAATATCATTTATTAATAAATGTCAGCCGCTTTGATTGAACTCGTGTCCGTAGGTGCTCAGGATGTCTACATCACAGGCGATCCACAGGTCAGTTTTTTCCGTCAAAACTACAAACGATACACCAACTTTGCCATGAAGCCAGAGCGCCTCGATTACATCGGAACATTCGGTTCCAATAATGAAGTCGCCATCCCAATCCGCTCCAAGGGTGATCTCATGAGCTACATCTGGATCGAAAACCCGGGGATCTCCAGCATCGCCACAAACACCACAGGGTTTTACTCCACCGACGCCTCAAGCCCCACAGAGTTTAGCCTCTGGATTGGTGGACAGAAGGTTACCCAACTCGATTCCCTCTTCATTCAAGGTGTTCACAACCCCCTCCTCCGTGATAACGCAGCGAAGGCTTCCTCCACTGTGACTACCAACAACATCAAGGCGAACCACGGTGGTGACCACTTCATGATCCCCTTCTTCTTTGGGGAAGACTGGACAAAGGCACTCCCCCTCGTTGCGCTCCAATACCACGATGTCGAGATTCGTGTCAAGTGCCGCGATGGTTTCAACCCCGTGACCGCCCCCAAAATCTACGGTAATTACATCTACCTGGACACAGATGAACGCAAGTTTTTCACTGATACCGAGCATGAACTTCTCATCACCCAAACCCAGTATCAATTGGCATTGAACACCGATACAGAAATTGATCTCAGCTACTTCAACCACCCAGTCAAGTCCCTCCACCTGGTGTCAGGTAAGGCCACAGCTAATAACTGGGACTCTGAATTCACATTCGAGAAGTCGTCCCTCTACATTAACGGTGTCGCCCTCTTTGAAGAGACCTCTAACGTGTACCACCATACAGTGGTTCCAGAGATGCACTGCACCGATCTCCCCGATGACGTTCTCGAGGATCTCCCCACCTTCACATGGCCCTTCTGCCTCAACATGAGCAAGATGCAACCCACAGGTTCCCTCAACTTTTCCCGCATCGATAACGCCAAATTGAGTCTGACTGGTCCAGCCGGTGGAAACCAACTTCACCGCGTCTATGCGGTCAACTATAACATTCTTCGTGTCAAGAATGGTATGGCTGGTGTCGCTTTCGGCAATTAGACGCCTAAGTCAGTTGAAAAAAAAAAAGGAAAATAAAAAGTAAAATGGTTAAAGTGCGTAGCGTTCGTACAACTTCTTCCCGGATCGTATTGGAACTCGAGAAACCCAAAAGAGTCACCAAGTTCAAACCATCCGCGAAGGAGAGGAAACTCGTGAAATTTGCCAAAGAGGCTATCGACCAACTCGGTAAGAGCTACGATGAATTGGAAACCGAGAGGGAAAAATATGACAACCAAATTAAAAAATTAAAGGAGGAAGTTAATGAATGGAGGACAGATTGGGGGAGACTTGACATTGAGAACCTGGAATTGAAAAGACAGATCGCGGGTGCATCACTCACGCGTGACACCCCGGGGTGCTTCACAAAGAAGATCTCAAAGGTAAAACTCCAGTTACTTGAAAATCTTTTGAAAAAGGTGGGCGCTGGACCAAGTCTAGTGAGGAGGTCCAAGGGGGTCTATGGTTGCGTCGCAAACTCCCCGGATATCATGGCTAAGCATTCAAAGACGATTGCCGCTGGTATCGTTCACTATTCTACTGAACCCAAAATGACCATCAAGGAAAAGCGGGAGTTTTGCAAAGTTTCGGGTGTTTCCATGCCCTCCATCAATAAGATGACACACTTGATTCAGGAGCATCTCTCTAGTTCCATTCGTCGATGAGTTTTTTCGTCTTCTCATACATACCCTTAGCGTGGAAGGTATCCTCCTTGAGATCCTCCCAAATTGTGAGTCGATGTTGTAGAAAATTTAGAAATTTCCCTGGATCTTCATGGGACTTGTAACGAACTTTTTCACCCTTAATTGCCTCTTCCATCACAGCAGAACGCAGATCCATCGAACGCTTGTCAATCTCATCAGGGGTGAGACGTGTAAATACCTCAACCTTTTTGCTGCTCATATATACTCAAGGTGACGCAAAACTTTATATTACCTAATATAAACAATGAAGAATAGTTCAACCCGAGATGCTAAAAGAGCTCGTGAAGTATTTAACACTCTGAAAGAAGGTCCTACCCCATACCTCGATTCCAAAGGTCGTCGGATTAGGAAGAGTAAAAACGGTGCCGTCTTTACACAAAATTCCAACGGTAATCGTAATTATAAACCGAATGCGGTGATGATTAAATCTGTTGCCGCCAATGCTCCGATAAAAGTGATTACCAAGAACAATATAAATACCATTCCTAAAAATATTCGCCCAAACAACAACAATAATAATAATTTCAATGTGATGTACTATTGCAAATCATGCCAAAGAACGTATGATGGGTTTGCTCAATGCTGCTTCGAGATGAATCACGTAAAAGTTTAAATCTATTTATACATCGTATAAGCCTCGACGGGACCATCACCCCCGTCGCCTCCGTCATTCCCGTCGTTCCCATCACCCCCGTCGTTCCCATCACCCCCGTCGCCTCCGTCATTCCCATCACCCCCGTCGTTCCCGTCGCTCCCATCCTTGAGTTCCTTGAGCTCCGCCTTTACCTTTATAAGTTCTTCCTCAATCTCATTTTTCCGGTAAGTGATGTAAATCGTAATAGCAAATAGTGTGCAGAGTATAAATCCCAACATTAACACAACTGCGATCATTCTTTATTATACATCAACAAAAATTTCTAGTTAGGTCATATTCCCTCTGGTGTAGACCCTGAGCTGAAGATGAAACCTTTGATTTGAGTTTCAACAATTCCATAATAGTTTCATCATCGAGGTACTTGAAAAAGTCTCTTTTCGCATCAAGGTCGTTGAGTAAGAACTTCTCCTTTCTCGCCTGAACAAATGGCCATACGTGTTTACGCAAGGATATAAGCTCGGTTTCAATTTTTACAAGTTGGGGGAGAATAACCTCTCGAATGAGTTTATTTGTTTCACGAAGGTCGTCTTTGAAGTCAGTCATATTTGAATTTGATATTTATTCTTTAAACACCCATAAAGATTCAGATGTAAATTGTAATATGCTCGTACCACTGTTCGCATTGTGCCTATACCACTTTGGATATATACCCCGAACTGAACCGCAAATTGTAAAAAAATATAAACTCCGTGAACTTAAGAATCTCCCAACAGAATGGGAGAATGACACTATAACCACGAGGGGTGTCATATCAACGATGAACGACTTCTCACGGGCATTCTATGAAACAAATCTACAGCCCGAGGAGGCCATCTTTACATTAGGGGGGATGAAATCCGTTGAAGATATATTTAGAAAATACATTGGTGGGGATACAGGGAAAGATTTACTTTTGATTTCGAGAAAATGTATAGTCGACGCGTTTGTAAAACGCTTCAAGTTAGATGAAGTCCAAAATATTCTTGAAAATTGGAAGGGTGAAAATGTTATTGAGATTCGAACAACATTGTCATACTACATTTATCAAGTTGACTCCTTTACCAGTGAAGAAGAAGATGAATTAAAAATAACTGGTTTCTTCACTGGATTGGGAGATGTAATTGAAAGTTATTTGGGTACAAAAAATTATAAAACACTTGAAATTATGATTCTATTTTTTGAAAAAATGGATCAACTCACACATCCTTAATGTCTATTTCTGTAATAGGATCAACACAACGCAGAACTTTGGGACCCATGTGGGTGTTGACTGTAACCCCAGACGGGATAATCATTGAACGTATAGGGGTATCCTCCAACGAATACATAGATCTCATCGGATCTGTGATTGTCAATTCCAACCCAATTATCTGCTCTCTGTAATCACACTCTGAAAAAATAAATATCTCATTTCCATTGACTTTATCTTCCCAATTCCTAATTCGTCTTTCATTCATCATTCTCAAATACATGAAATACCCCGCAACAATCAAAGAAAGTAAAAATAAAAATAAAATGAAAACTATCATACTATAGTTATGTCATACTTTTTTTTCATAAACCGACGGACACCCCCAAACGTGGGGAAACTCCAGAGATACCACCTAGACCAAAAACCCGCGGTGTCAACTCCACCTAACGCCCAGTCCTCACTGCTACTGGTCGTTACGTTGAGCATAAGGTTTTGTATCCGCCCGGGATTTTTCTCTTCCATTGTACGTCTGGGTATCTGACCCCCATGGCGAAGAACATAGGAACGCATTCGTGAAGGATTCTTGTGTTTGGTATAGTCGGAGTACCCACGTGCACCAAAGTCAACAGTCCTGCCGTCTTCTAATATCGCCCTGAACTTCTTCCTCGGGTTCGGGCTGCGAATAACCTTGACGCGCATACTTATATTTACGGGGATTTATTTTCGGCACGCACCACAGTACGCCTCCTTCTTGGGGAGGAAGAAAAGGTGCTCTGGGCCACGCTTCACGAGGTAGAGGTGGTCGTACATGTGGAGAAGGGCAATGCTGAGAGCAATGCTCGAGACGACGACACCATTGATCTTACGGACAGTCCACGCGTACGCGATAATCATACCGAGGAGGATGAACTGAACGAGTGTGAGTTTTGGGAATGAAGGCATCTTGAAGCGACGCTCAACAGTCTTGACGTCATCTGAGGGTTCTGGGACTGGGTCCATGTATTCACGCTTGCCGTATCCGGGCATTTTTATTATCTACCGAGAAAATAATGTGGCCCCTTCTGATTATTACACCCGCCATTTTAGTTTTTTGCGACTATATGAAAGCACCCATAGATCTCTTATACTTTACAAATGTATGGAGACCTGTGGTTGGTATACAAAACACACTGAGAGATATATTCAAACCCCACCACTTTCACCCCGGACTTTTATTACTGAAACTTCACTATAAAAAAATACGCGAAGAGTTTCTAAAAGTTTCACCAACCCTGAAACACGAGTATTACCATGACTTAGATCCATGGTTTGAGGAGAATATGAACTACTACTATTATAAAGTTGAACATTTTCCAATACTCTACGGATTAATCAAACAGATTTCATGCACACGTGACTTCGCCGGGCGTGCCGCATTCGCAGTAGTAGATGGTCCTATGACTATAGCTCCCCACCGAGCTGAATCAAATGAACTCCTGAGGTATCATCTCACTATACAAAGTGATGGTGATTGCACGTTGTATACTGAAAGTGGCTCGCATGTCCACATGGACGGCGACGATTTTATATTCGATCACGCGAGGTACCACGAACTCGTAAAGACCGGACCGGGTAGACGAATTGTCCTCATTTTAGATATTCATAGATGATTACGACAGGTGGCTATATACATGTCACTCCCCCCAATGAGTTCAAGCTCCTGATTCTTTACAATCCTCTTCGTGAAGGGCCCGGGGGTTCCATCTTTGCAACGCATACAGAGGGCAGACAACTTGGTGACATCACACGCTATTGGAATACAATCCAAGAGTTCACCAAACTTATTTTGAAACGAATCTGCGTCAAGACCCGCTATGATTACATCCTTATTTACACACATGCAGCACTCCACAAACTTCTTGAGACGGGGGAAGAATTGAGCCTCATCGATGGCTATGATGTCCGCGTTATTAAACTCCTCCTTGTTTATGAGTTCGAAAAGTTCGTAGACCTTGAAACAATCAAACTTTACATTGTCGTGGGTCTTCAAAACTTCATCGGGGGATCGGGTGTCCTTGGCGGAGTTGACAACCAATATTTTCTTACCAATGATCTTTAAACGCTTAAGTCGTCTGATTAATTCAGAAGTTTTACCTGAAAACATATTTCCCATAATTATCGAAAGACCCATCCTATCTCACTAATATAATCTTGTATTTTTTATATGGGTGAAATGCACCGATGTCAATTTCTCAAATACAGGGGGTACTACAACCCCGCGACGGGACGTGTAAAGTTTGGGAATCACCTGTTCCCAGATATCCACACCGCTGTAAAATTTCTCAGTAAAAAGTACGATGCCTCTCTCAGACGCCGAAATCACCAAGAAGGTTGGGCAGTTGCGGAAAACGGAGGGCAAAATCTACGCACCCCTCAAGTACTTCAGGGGGCTTGAGACCTTGGGGCAGGTCGAGACCCGCTACAAGAAGATGCTCAAGAGGGACTACAAAGATTTCAAAACAGACAGTGGGGTCAAGACCCGTACCTCCTCCTACACCCAGAAGTTTAGGAAAAAGTATGGACCGGAGGTCAAGTCTCTCCCAGAGATCTCGAAGGCCACTGGGATACCTCTAAAGACTCTCCGGACTGTGTACAATAGGGGACTCGCTGCGTGGAGAACCGGGCATCGTCCGGGAGCCTCTCCACAAGCGTGGGGGTACGCGAGGGTTCATAGTTTCGCCACTAAGGGGAAGACGTACTACACGGCGGATAAGGATCTAAGATGAAACAATATAATCTGCCATTGATTTTAGGTCTTTCAATGAAACGCTTTGTTGACAGTTTAAAGTCCTATTTATAATTTCGCGACGAGTGAGTAAGAACTCTGCAGATTTTGCATCTATTTTTAAATAATCTATTAGTTTTTGTGAATCAACAATTATAATATTTTCAATCTTATTCTTATCTTTAGATGGTATTAAAAATATTGTTATCGTTTTTTGCTTACATTTATCATTGATACCCATAAATATTTCGGAATATCTCACTTCGTCTAACCATATAGATTTACCCTTTTTAATTTCAATGTATAAATCATTATATTTACAGTCCCAGTATCGTTCTTTTTGACAATTAAAGCCTAAAATAATACACAAATCGTTTTCATACCCAGAGTTTTTACTAATCCAACTTCCTCTCAAGTCTTCCATTTTTCCATGTAAATATTCATTTAATTGTTCCATTTTTGAATTAAAATTAAATGATGTATCAGTCATTTAAAGATATATTCTACCGTATCTTTAAATGGAGAGTCGCCGCCCCCTCCCCCTCCGTTTCATCTCTGTACCCAAGCAGGAAAGGCCCCGTATAAGTTGGGAAGAATACTTCATGAAGACTGCCCAGCTCGCGTCCGTCAGGTCTCCGTGTGAGAGACTCCAGGTGGGGTGTGTCTTAGTGAAGAACAACCGCCTCATCAGTATGGGCTATAATGGATTTCTGGGTGGCTGCGAACACAAATCCATAGTGAGGGACAACCACGAACAAGCCACGATACACGCGGAGATCAACGCGGTCACCGATGCGGCGAAGAGAGGTGTCTCCATCGATGGTGCCGAAGCCTACGTGACCCATTACCCATGTCTAAATTGTTACAAAGCTCTCGCGAGTAGTGGGGTGAAGAAGATTTACTACAATACAGACTATAAAAATGACCCTGTGGTGGAGGAGTTGAGCTATGATATAGAGTTAAAGAAATTATCTTCATAGAATGTAATGAACGTGGATAGTCTCCCACCGTACGTTAAACAATTGTTTCAAAACAAAGAACTCACGATGAATCAG